TTAACCGCTATTCACCATTTTAGTGGATGGAATGTGGATACCATCACTAAGCGGATTCAGGTGAATTGCGTCGCTAAGGTGGTCGGGTGAAAAATGCGCATAAGTCATAGTCTGCTCAATTTTCGAATGTCCCAATATTTTATTTAACGTCAAGATATTCCCCCCATTAATCATGAAGTGCGCCGCAAAGGTATGACGCAAAACATGCGTAGCTTGGCCCTTGGGTAGATCTGGCTTTACCTCCCTTAGCACCTTGCGATATTCGACATAGTCAACGTCGAAGAGTCTGCCGGTGGTTTTGGTTTTGACGTATTTCATGACCTCACCAGAAATGGGGACGGTGCGGGCCATCCCGTTTTTGGTTTTGGTAAACGTCACTTTTCCATGCATCATGTTCTGAGCCAGCATATTCAGCGATTCCCCCCAGCGGCCGCCGGTGCTTAAGCACAGAACAGTGAGGCGCCGGGCGTCACCACTTAAAGCTGAAAGCAGCCTTTCGATCTCTTCAGTACTCAGATAGGACATTTCTGGCCTTTCCTGCTTGAGATCTGTGATCCCTTTTAGTGGGTTCTCTGCGTGGAGATCTTCCGCTTCAGTCAATACACGGAATAGGCCTCGTAACGTACTCAAGTCGCGGTTAACAGTGGAAGCCTTAACCCCTTCATAAAGGCGCTGACTTCTGTACTCAGCAATAAACCCCTTATTGATTTTTGAAAGGCGAGGGTTGCCCATATCAATAATTACCCGCTTAAGTTCGCGCTGGCGCTTCTCACCGTACTTATGACTTCGGCCGTGCAGCTCCCACCATCTATCAAGCAGCTCACTTAGCCGCCTGTGATCGGTTGGTTTATCCAGCCAGTCTTTGTCGTGCATATTGCTGATGACATATTTTTCAAAAGCAACAGCATCAGCTTTCTTGTTAAAAATCCGCTGTATACGACGTCCTGTCGCTCCACGCGGCCTAATATCCACTTTATAGCGTCCACCATCGAGCAGCTTAACGGTCATAGCTGTTACCTCTGGTAAACACATTTTCTGGCACCCCGTAACAGATAGTTACGCGATGATTTTCATAGAGATAAGCAAGAAAAATGCTTAGCCAATTTTCTGGTCTGAGGGCTGAGACGTTGTTTCGTCTTGCCCAAAGTGTGCGAGAGCCGGCGCGATCTGACCGGATTCAGGGGCGATCTTTCCGGTCATGAACCACAGGGCATACTTTTCAAATCTCGGGGTATTTAAAATTTTCATCATTACGTCGCCTTTTGGTATTGATTCCCCAGTCTCATAACGCCAAAGCGCATTGTGAGGAATTCCAATAATTTCAGCAGCTTCGTTGCGGCTGGTAATGCGCTCGCTTTCCCTCATGAGCTTGAGGCGTTCACTAATTGGCAAATTCATATTGCGTTTTCCAAATGTATGATCCAAAATTCAAATGCAAACACCGTTTTAGGGGTAAAAAAAGCAGTAATACCCCAAACATGGAGATTATCACATGAAAGATGCAGTTTTGAGCGCGCTGTTTAAGATTCCAGATCCGATCACTGCTGATGAGTTTTCTCGTCGAACTGGCAAAACGGAGTCAGCCGTTCGCCACATGATGGATCGCCGCCTTTTACCGATGGTCACTGAGCGCGAAGTACTTGGCCCTGATGGCAGTACTCGCCGCCTTCTGATTCTGTGGAACGAATGGCTTGAGATGGTTCATGAAGCTACGTCGAAACTACCCCCTGAGCGACAGGACTGGCGAGCAGGTTGGATCAAGAAAGCCAATAAGCTGGCGAATGATATGGGCGTAAACATGTTTGGTGGCGGGGCTACGGTATGAATCCTTATTTGAAAGAAAGAATAGTACTCATGGTCACTGCGATTGCAGGCGTCTGTATCGGCGCGATCGCTGTTGCGCTGACGCTTAAGTTTATCTAGGTGTTTATTATTTAAGGATGGGCCTACATGAATAAACACCACTCACAGCATGGCAAGTTCGCGGGAAGCATTCGTGGTAACCACTGCGATAATCTACCTAAAGTCACCTGGATAAATAAGCACGCCGGGATTTGTTGCGGCTTCACCATTCGCGTATTACCGCGCAGGGTAGGCAAGAAGCGTTATCAAATTATGAAAGATGGTGATTCTTTCGGAATTGACTTTGCATTATCTGAAGCGCGCAAAACGATAGGCCGTATTATCACCAATCACTACTTTATTAATCATTAGGAGAACGGGAAATGAAACGCCTTTATGCTGAACAGATTAATAAAATGCTGGAAGATTATTATTTCAACCTGGAAAACAACCCACAGGGCCGCGAGTCGCATTATGGCGTATTAGCTAGCGGCGTCCAGCACGTTTACGGTACAGCCTTCTGCATGAATGATGATGACGCCCTCAGCGAGCTTCGTCCGTTCGTTAGCGCCATCATGAATGGTGAGGTACCGTCACCAGCAGTTGTAGGGCTTGCTGTATGAGTATCTTCACCGAAGAGAAAACATCATGGGAACAGGAGATGCTGATCCGTGAGGCGATAGAAAACGCCGAACAGGGATTTACGGTTCACCTGAGAAACGGTGCGCGTATTGCCGTTAGCCCTGACAGTCCGTCAATAGATTTAATTATTTACGGTCTGGAAAAAACAATTCGCGGTAATCATGAGCGTGCGCGAATGACATTTATTGATTTTCTGTATTACTGGCATGAGAGGATATTCAAGTCAATTAAACGAAAGCCTCGCTCTAACCACTAATTAACCAGCATTAAAAACAACGGCATTCATTTTGCCGGGGACTCGTTTTGCCTTTTTCAGGAGGTCGCATAGGGGTTAAGTCAATCAAGCTGGAAAGCGGAATAAGCGATCCGGATTTTGTGGAAATAAGCACCAACGCACGGAAACACGAACGCGCTCACCTGCTGGGCCTGCTGCGTATTTATGTCGGCCTGCTGAAAAAGGAAAGCGCCACCCCGGAAGAGATTTATCAATCAATCGAACGGTGGGTCGATGCCCGCGAATTAACTATTACCGAGGAAAGCAAACAATGAACCATTTAATGATCGACATTGAAACACTCAGCACCCAGCCGAATGCAGTGATTTGCGCGATCGGCGCGGTTTTCTTCGAACCATCAACCGGCAAAACCGGCCCGTCGTTCTATCAGACCATTGATCCGCGCACCTCTCAGAATCGCGGCGCCCATATCAGCGCCGACACGGTGATGTGGTGGCTTAAACAGGACAAGGAACCTATTAGCGAGCTGGTAAGCGCGAAGTCACATGAAATTGAGGTGATGCTGGATTTCGCCAGATTCATTGAAGGCGCATTCCCCGGGGAGACCACGAAAAAAAATCTGAAGGTATGGTGCAAGGGTGGCTCATTTGATTTTCCGATCCTCAAATCTGCCTTTGAGCGTTCATCGCTCGAAGGCGTTCCCATGCTGCCGTGGCATTTCTGGAATGAGTGCTGCTTCCGATCACTACTCACCGTGGCCGGTGTTATCGGTTACGCCCCACACCCGCGCCGCTCAGTTGCACACAACGCCTTAACCGACGCCATCTATCAGGCCGAGCAGGTTTGCGAGATCTGGCAGCGCCTGACCTCCCCGCACCTCGAATCATTGTGAGGCGCGCAATGACTAAATCACCTATCAAATGGGCTGGCGGCAAAAGCCGCGTCATGCCGCAGCTGCTGATGCAACTGCCGAAAGCCGATTGTTTAATCGAGCCGTTCGTTGGCAGCGGTACCGTGTTTATGAACACGGAATACCGCCGTTACATCCTCTGCGATAGCAATCGCGCGCTGATCAATTTCTTTCGTGTGCTGACTTCCAACACCGAGCGACTGATTGATACCGCTCGCGGAATGTTCCTGGGTGGCAATAACGAAGAGCAATATTACAAGCGCCGTGCGCTATTTAACTCCATGCAGTGGAGCGATACGGGCAAGGCTGATACTGCTTTACTTTATGCCGCTTTGTTTCTGTATCTGAACCGACATTGCTTTAACGGGATATATCGCGTCAATCAGATGGGTGATCATAACGTCCCGTTCGGGAAATATGGCGCACCTTACTTTCCGACTGACGAGATGCGCCGCTTTGCCGAAAAGGCCAACGACACAAAAGCCGTTTTCATTGATGGCGATTTTCGTCACACCATCCCTTACGTTATGCAGCTGGCATATGACGCGGTTATTTACTGCGACCCACCCTATATTCCAGCCAGCAAGACAGCCAACTTCACTGCCTACGGCAAGCCATTTACCCTGGACGATCACCGCGACCTGGTTGCAACCCTGCTCGATGCTCATCGCCAGCACGGCACCCGCGCGGTGATATCCAACAGCGACACCCCGGAAACCCGCGAGATCTACTCCGCTTTCAATCTCCACGCCTTCAGCGTTCGCCGCTCTGTCAGCGCCAAAAGCCGCGATATGGCCGTTGAAGTGATCGGCGTTCTTCGCGGCGATGTGGGTCGCAACTCTGGCGCATGTGGAGCTTGGACGAGCACCATTGAAAATCTGCGGCCGGCGGCGATATGGATCGGGTTTGACCTGGCCGCCGGATTCGATAACGGGGAGCCATCTGATGAACACGCTTGATGCCGTTGTGACGCGAGTTTTGGACGTTCGTCCATATCGCCATTTCTGGATCGTCGAGGTGGAGGTGTTGAGCTGGGGCAGATACAGCAACACAACCATCATCCGCGATAGCGAAAAAGAAGCCCGCCTGGTTCAACCAGGCGACACGGTAACGATCTGAGGATCCGCAAATGAACGAAGAAACCAATTACCGCCGGTTCTGGCGAAACCTTGTGATCTGCTGTGCGCTTTGCTCGCTGTTGTTCTGGATCCCGATGTGCTATCTCGCCTTTCGTGTTGGCTCTGTGGTCTGGGATGCGCTGTGGTCTCTTATAAAAATGTAGTGAAATCAAAGGAGAAAACTAAATGGCTTTGTACGAAGAGAAGTATCAACTCAAAGGAAATGAGCTAATGAATCGGCTGCTGGAACAGGTTGATGCATGGAAATATGTCAATAAATACAAGTCAAAAAAGCAACAAAAGGCGGCATTTTGCCGCCAGAGCTTATTGCTTGAAAACGAACAATGAATCGTATTTTCCAGGATTAAGGTTATCTGCATGAAGATCAGTCAGCCCAAGCTTAGCAATGCCTTGAACGAGAGCCAGGTATGCGCCAAGACCATCAACAGTAATGACGCGGTAAATATCACCAGCTTCATTTTGAATCGCTGTCAGCATCGGCATGCCACCAAGTTCAGCATCCTTCGCTTTGCGGACTACTTCGGAGATTTTCTCATCAATGGAGGACTTCACTTTTCCTTCTACATATTTATCTTTCATTTTTATCCCTTTTTTGCTGTATGCGTTGGCAATACTAACCATCTGCTGCGTTTGAGGGCAAGAAAGTTTGCCGCACATGGCGAGCCAGAAAAGGCAGATCATGTCTGACTATTCCTCCTTAGTTTGGGAATGGAACGCCAAACGGCAGGCTATCAACCCCAACCACGTCTCAGATCCTCAAATTGAGTATCTCACCCCGAAAGGCGAGCGGAAGACGCTCGCCTATGCGGATTTGGTCGATACCGTTTATCGCACCCCCATGCGCCCGCGCGAAGGTGCCGCGCGTGAAGCATTCGACCGCAAGGGACGCGCCCACTACCTGCGCCGCCGGGTTCAGACTCTACCGGCGTTTATCCGCAAGCGGTTCTCTCTGCGCTTGGAATCGCTGGAGCGTCACGACCCAAAAGAGGCCGCGCGCTGGCTGTTCAGTACGTTTGAACGCCATGTCTTACGCCGTGTCGATGCGGTAAACGCACAATACCTACCGCAGGCCGCGCTCCCGGCGATCCTTGCGCCCCTCCGTGATGATTTTCACCTGCTGCCTTGGGCGGACAAAAAACGCCTGAAACGACTGGCTTATAAGCTCGCCAACCTGATGAAAAGCGAGTTTATGCGCGAGTTTGATTTTCAGTATGAGAAAACCGCTGATGTTGAGTTTTCCACGCTTTACGCATACGGATTTATCGCCAGTAAAGCGACAGCGCTCAATATTGCGATCCCTGGCTGGAGCCGGTATTGCGAAGAGACGCTGGAGGCCGAAGAGGCGCTGCGTGCCGTTGCGCGCCTTCAGTCAGAAAAGTGGTGGTTAGGTAAAATCCGCCGGATCCATGACTGCTGGCGCGAGCACCTCATGATCGCCGCTGGCTATGTCAGTAAGGTAGCCTCGCCGTATTGTTCTGATCCGTGCTTCAAAGAGTGGATAGCCCAGAAAAAAGCGAACTTTGAATACCTTCAGGCGATGGAACTGGAAGACCAGGACACCGGCGAGCGTACCTCGCTGCTTGATAAGGTCATGGGGAGTACGTCCAACCCTAAAAACGCCCGCGCCGAGCTGATGGTGCGCATGCGCGGTTTTGAGGATATGGCAAAAGAAATGGGCCTGGTTGGCATGTTCTACACGCTAACAGCACCGTCTCGCTATCACTCTTCACACGTAAAATCGGGCAAGCGCAATGACAAATATCGTGATGCCAGCCCGCGACAAACGCAGAAATACTTATGCAAAGTCTGGGCGCGCGTCCGTGCAAAATGGGGCCGCGAGGGGATCCGCGCATTCGGTTTTCGCGTTGCTGAACCGCACCATGACGGAACGCCACACTGGCATCTGTTGCTGTTTCTCCGCCCGGAAGAGGTGGAGTTTGCAACGGCTGTTTTCCGCAAGCATGCACTGAAAGAGGACGGCTACGAGCCGGGCGCGCAGGAGCACCGCTTTACCGTTACACCGATTGATGAAAAATTTGGCTCGGCAACGGGCTATATCGCGAAGTACATCTCTAAAAATATTGACGGTTACGGCATGGATGGCGAGTTAGACTACGAATCCGGCCAGCCCGTCAAAGAGATGGCGAAGCGCGTGCGCGCGTGGGCGTCGCGCTGGAATATCCGCCAGTTTCAACAGATCGGCGGCGCTCCAGTGACTACATGGCGCGAACTGCGCCGGTTAGGTAATCGCGAGCTGGTTCTGCATCCTGAGATCGAGGAGGCGCGCGCAGCCGCTGACGCGTCGGACTGGCCGGGGTACAACCACGCTCAGGGCGGCCCGTTGGTGTCCCGCGACTGCCTGCGCGTTCGCGTCAGTTACGAATATACCGAAGAGGGCAACGATTATGGTGACACGGTCGCCAAAATAACCGGCGTCTATTGCCCTCTCACCATCCGTGAGTCGGTCATTTTCACCCGCACCACCGATTACAAAATTGTGCCGAAGCGCAAGCCCGCGCCGGTGGCGGTTTTGACCTTAGAAGGCCGCGCAGCGGCCCCTCGGAGTTCTGTCAATAACTGTACGGAGCCCGCCGGATCGGACGAAAAACCACCGTCAGAGATGGCAGTGCCAGCTGATAAAACCGCTCCAGACGACAGTTCAGTGACAGAACTTCCGCTGAATATCGATGTTTTGAGGCGATATTCACGCCAGCAAAGGCAGGAGATCACAAGCCGCCTCAGAAAATCCGCCCGGGAAAACTCAGATCAGGCATTCACGCATAACGCGCGCGGCCTGCGCACGTCGATTGATGACGAAACCGCACTGACATGGGGGCCAAAAGTCACCGCCGCGAAAGATATGAGCCTGACGGCAGAAGAGGCCGAGCAACGCTGGCGCGAGCAACTGCGGATCGAGGCGGAACGGCGCGCAGATAACTACGCGGCGGCGGTTGCGGAGTATCAGAAGAAAAAAGCAGAGGCCGCATTGCGTCAGGCGCAGCAAAAAGAAGCGACGCAAAAACACGGCATCTCCAAAGAGATGATAGCCAGCATCGGCGCGCAGCTCCGAGATTGCCGGATTTTCGTCAGTGATGAAATTGTGCGATCAGTCGCTGGCGGTGCTCGCGTTCGCTACAGCGGCGGACTGCTTGAAGCGAATAATGGGAGGTTGCATGAGGTGAAAGCGTGGCTAGCGGGTGATAAAAATAAGCTAACAACTGAATACTTCAAAGTATGGACTTTAGTTAACCGATGGAAATCGGTTTTAAGAAGAAAACAGATGCTACGCAATTGAATAGGGAGGTCTGAAAAATCATTAGATGACTGAGCTATATGTTTTTTTTGTTATTATTTATCTCCCCGACTGGGGATATCATCATTTGTGAGCTAAATGATAGTTAATAACCAACCATAAATGGTGGGTTGTAAAATTAAGAATAAAATGGTAACAGGATGTTGAAGGGGAGTTTTTGATGAAAGTTGTATATTATCTACAATGATTAAGGAGTGATTTCTCTGAAAACCAAGCCTAGAGAGTTATCAAAATATATTCATATGCTCTATAAGGGGCCCTACTACAGATCGTTATTTATAATGTCTGGTTTGGATGAGTTGTGGGGTTATGTGAATAAAAAAACAATAGATGATTTACTAAATGAGTGTGCCTTTATTCAAGAAAACATAAAAATTGAGAGGTGGTTGGAAACTTTAGATAAAGATGACCCTAGAAGGAAAAGAGTTTTTATAATTAAAGAAGCTCAGATACATAATTGCGGGGGGTTTATTAACGCGGGTGGTGATATTGAGATTGTTGTTGAAGAAGGCAGCTTGTCAAATTTAAGAGAAGGTATTGTTCTACAAAGTAATGGAGATGAAAAAATGGGTTCTAGCAAGATAAATATTGGTAAGATCAGTGCAAAAAATGTCGGTGAAGTTATCGCCTCGTCACAACCTGTTGAAGTTAATATTGCTAATGGGAGTTTTGATAGTGTTAACAAAGTAGTGCATCTGTACTTTGAGAAAGAGAATGACCCGGAATTAGAAGCCGCCTTTGAAAGGGCTCCTGAACATATAAAAGAAGAGTTTTACAAGGAAATGTCCAGCACAAGTAAAGAAGGTTGGTTTGAAAAAATTAAGCACTTAAAACTCTCAACGTATCTTAGTTCAACTGAAAAAATAGCGGATGTTTCGATGAAACTTTACAATCTATGGGACAAAATTAAAGATATAAAATTTTCATGATTATTAAAATTGATGATAGGGATGTTCAATAAGAAAGTATGTTTGTTAGTTTATAGGACCTTTATAGTAAATTTAGAGAGGCTGCGCAGAATTGCACAAATTTGCACAATATTTGAAGCCTCTTTTTTGCCCCGCAGTGTCAGCGCTGGCGGGGCCTGATCGGTCTGCATAAAGTGCACAAAAAGACGCATGTTTAGCGCGCAGGCGAGGCGGGGGAGCAAGCGCGCGCTTTGGGGGTAGGGAAGGGGTCGGCATACCTCGCCAAAAGCCGTCTGCCGGGCGCGCACTTTCGCGGTGCATCCGGCGAGCGCGCAGGCAAAAGCCCGCCAGAATGGAGCTGGCTGCGTCTGGTTGGGGATATGACATTGAGGTGTTGCAGGTTGGCCGACATGGCCGGGAAGGGTGGTGCTGCAGATCGGTACCACACCGCCGGGAATAGCGGCGCGGTACCTTCAGACTACTTCGGGATATCCAGCAGGGCGTAAGGGGTGAAGCGGATCACCTCTTCACCGAGCCAGTCGTTAACATGTTTCATCGCTTCCATCACCGGCGTCAGTTCGTTGACCGCGAATACTCGCGCCGCCTTCTCGATGTCGCCGAACGATCCGTTGCCTTCCGGGATGGCGCCCATCAGTTGCGGTGGCACGCGGTGAGCCGCGAGCATGTCATCACGCGTGGAGGACTTCACGCCGACAAACTCATCCTTCGCCGATATCTGACTGAAGGGCAGGATCTGCACGGCGTCTTTGCCGACACCGGGTGCACTCAGCAGGATGTTTTTAAATGCCCCGCCGCGTCGGGTATCGGTCAATGTCTTCTTCAGGTTCTCCAGGCTTTCCCCGTCAGCCACCGCGCTGCTGACGTAGACAATACAACCGGCATGCGATCCGTTGTCGTAGTAGAGCTTGCGGAACTTGTCGGCAGAGTGGGCCAGGTTAGCCGACAACAACCCCGCGAAATACTCCGGCATGCCGTAGATCTCCTGGTGAATATCCGGGTTGATAACATGGCACACCGAACCGGTTTCGAACTGGTGATCATCAAGCCCCGACTGAATAAACCAGTAGGTGTCGAGATCGGAACCGCGCCGGGTGTACTTTGCCAGTGAGTTACGAAAGCCCATTGGCCCATACAGGCGGTTACGACGCATCTCAAGGTACGCATTACCGAACACAAACCAGTCGAGCGCAAAGGCGCTGAATGCCTGGCGCGATAACAATTTATGCGGGATAAAGCATCCGGCCAGCACGTTGCGCTTGAAGAACAGCGCCGACTGGTGCCAGCTCGCATACCCGAACTGGCGGGCCAGCCCGTACCAGCTGATCGGCGTCTCGTAGTACCGGCCGTTGTTGGCGCAGTACATGTTATCCAGCAGGTCATGAGCACCGGTCACCGGCCACGGGCCGTCGAACGTGAACGCGCTCAGGCCGGGGGCTGACTTCAGCGCGTCGGCGAGGTCGGCTTGCTCTCTGGCATACTGCCTGCCGCGCGGGGATTTTCGTCTGCTCATCAGTACTCCATAACAGTCATAGTGTTGCCGCCTTCCTGACCCAGCGGCTCGTTAACAGTGGCGAGCATGGTTGCCCAGGCAAGGTCGCCGTGACTCACGCCACGGGCGCGGTCGGTGTCGTAAGTGATAACGCCACCGGGTGTGACAACCTTGCGCACGGCACAGAAGGCAGTGATCAAATCATATTCACCCCGGTCATATTCCCAGCGGCCAGCGCGAATCAGTTGCAGCATTTTCAGTACCAGCATGCGCTTGCTGGCGGGCGAGAACTGGTAACATACTGCCGCCGGGAAGCGTTTCTTCACGAGCTGGTACACAGCCTCGCCAATGCCGCTGCCGTCGATACCGATGTGCTGCACGTTGTAACGCGTGAGCATGCTGATGATCATGGCGGCCTGCGCCTCAAACTCCATGCCGCGCACACGAATGGTTTCAATCGTGCGGAACTTGCCGCCGGGGATCAGTGGCGCCGCGTTAACAGAGATGGCCCCGCTGTCGCCCTTACCGCTGGCCCCGTTGGGGTCGTAGCCAATCCACACCGGGCGGTCGGCCATTGGCCGCATGGCATAAGGTTTCCAGTCCGGCCACTCGTCATAGCCGTCCGCGCCGCAGCTCAGCAACATGTTGTAGTCAAAGGCGGTTTCGCCGTTCTTGATGAAGGTGCAAGCGTAGAGGTTGTCGTACTCTTCCGGGCTGTTTTCCTCCCGAATTTCGTCAATGTCAGTGAGATCCCATCCGTTATCGACCGCATCCTGCAACGTGACGATCTGGCGCCAGATTTTATCCGGGCACATCAACCCACTGTTCAGCGTCTTCCAGGACGTGTCGAACTCCACGCGCTTGCCGTGGCTGCGGCCTTTGTTGAAGGCTTCACCCGACCAGAAAGGGTAGGCTTCGTGACTTTCTGCTGACGGTGTTGAGAAGTAGGTACGCGTCAGACCCTTCAGTGTTGCCATCGCGCCAGCTACTTTCTTCAGGTTGGCAAACTGCCCGACCCAGAAAAATTCGTCAAAGTACAGATTGCCGGTATATGACTGCGCCGTTGCAGCCGACGTGCCGAGAAAATGCAGCTCCGCGCCGTTGAACAACTGGATCATATCCCCGCCTTTCAGCTCAACATCAACTTCAGCAGCAGCGGCACGAATAAAGCTACGGAACTGGTACGCCTGGCGGCGGCTGGCAGACAGAAATATCTGGTTGAGCTGATGCTTGTACTTCACATCGTCAGACAGCGCACGCAACAGCGCCTCACGGGCAAAGTACCATGTTGCGCCGACCTGTCGGCTCTTCAGAATGGCCCGGTTGCGGTGGTGATGGTTCTCATACCAGGTTTTCTGATGCCAGTGCAGTGAGTCGATAATGTTGGCCCGCAGCGCGGAGATCTGCGCCTCTGAGAAGAAGTTCTGTTTCTTGCGGATCTTCTTCTTCGGTTGCGTCGCTGGCGTTCCGTTGTCCAGCTTCTTGAGCTGTCGCGTCAGCAGGTCAATTTCCTTGAAGTCGCCACCGGTTTTTGTGTTCTTACTGGTGAGCTGGATCAGTCGTGCATCAATGGACGTCGTAACGCGCTGGATCGGTGGGGTGGTGTCCCATTCGTCACGTTTTTTCCATGAGTAAATCGTATTCTGATTGATACCCATCAGGCGCGCGATCTCCGCCGGGGGGTACCCCTGCCAGTAGAGCTGCCGTGCCCGCAGCATGATGAATGCTTCTTCAGTTGCCATTAATCCTCCTCGCTTCCTGCCGGGGAGATTAACCCGCGCGCGCGGGTGCTTTCGCCCGCTTTTGGTTGTGCCGATCCCCTCACAACAACAACGCGTTGAGCGCGTGCGCCAGCCCCTGCCATCATCTCCGGGAACTCAAAAACCAGCGAGTAAACGAACATGGCAGGCACAGCTAAACCCCGTAAGAAGTTTCGCGTTGCCGTCTCCGGGAATACCGTGGATGGCCGCGAAATTCAGCCGCAACACCTCCGCGATGCGGCGGCGAATTACAGCCAGGAGGTGTATGGCGCACGCGTCAACATTGAGCACTACCTCTCTATGTTTCCGGGTAGCGATTTTGGCGCAATGGGCGATGTAGTGGCGCTCAGCACAGAAGATATTACCGACGGCCCGCTAGCCGGGCGTACGGCACTTTATGCTGAGATCGAACCATCTGATCGCATGGTGCAGATGACTAACAAAGGCCAGAAGGTCTATTCCAGCATTGAGCTGCACCCGCAGTTCGCTCTCAACGGTAAAGCCTATGTCGTAGGACTGGCAATGACCGACACCCCGGCGAGCTTAGGTACCGATCGTCTGAAGTTTGCCGCACAGCAACGCGCATCGGTGATGGCATTCAACAACCAGCAGGGTGAGACGCCAATGTTTACCGAGGCTCTGGAGGCCGAAGTGATCGAGTTGACCGCCCAGCGCAGCGATGAGGGTAAGCAGTGGTTTAACCGGGTCATGGGTATTCTCGGCAAGGGCCAGAAAACCGACGATCAGCGCTTCGGTCAGGTACATCAGGCCGTTGAGGCCGTGGCTCAGTCGCAGTCTGAACAGCTTGATCGGTTTAACACTGCCGAACAGGAGCGCCAGCAGGACAAGGCCACCATCCAGAAGCTGACCACCGACCTTGCCGCTCTGCGTCAGCAGCTTGAAGGGACGGACGGCAACTTCAGTCAGCGCCAGCCAGCGAATGGCGGCGCTAACGCGCAGCTCGCTGACTACTGATATCCATAACGAGAGAACCCGCACATGAGAAACTCCACCCGCAGGCACTTTGACGGCTACGTTGCCCGTCAGGCGCAGCTGAACGGCGTCACCGCCGCCGCCGTCGCAGCGCAATTCAGCGTTGATCCAGCTGTGCAGCAGCGCCTTGAAGCGGCCGCGCAGCAGGATGATGCTTTTCTGAAATTGATTAACGTCTTTGGTGTTGAAGAGCAGATCGGCCAGAAAATCCTGATCGGCAGCAAAGGCCCGCTGGCGGGCGTCAACAACAGCACCACCAACCGTCGCAATCCCGGCGCTAACGACAAGATGGATCCGTACAGCTATCTGTGCCGTAAAACCAACTACGACTACGCCGTCAGCTACGCGCAAATGGATGCCTGGGCGCATCAACCGAACTTCCAGCCGCTGATTAGCTCTGCGATGGCCCGTCAGATGTCGCTAGACCGCATCATGATCGGCTTTAACGGTACCAGCTACGCCGACCCGTCAGACCGCGGGGCGAATCCACTATTGCAGGACTGCGGTATTGGCTGGCTGCAAAAAATCCGCAACGAAGCGGCGCACCGTCGCATTACCGGTGTGACGATCACTTCCCGCAATCAGAACAACACCATTGTCGCCGAGGGCACCTACGGCAACGTAGCGGCCGCGGTCTATGACGCCAAAAACAGCCTCATGGACGAGTGGCACAAGCGCAACCCTGACAACGTGGTGATTTTGTCCGGCGATCTGCTGACAACCAGCAATTTCCCGACCATCAACGCCATGAGCCAGACCAACCCGAACACCGAAATGCTGGCCGGTCAGCTGATTGTTGCACAGGAGCGCGTAGGCAATATGCCGACCTTCATCGCGCCTTACATGCCGGGTAACGCCATCCTCATCACGCCGTTTAAAAACCTCTCGATCTACTACCAGCGCGGTGGGCTGCGCCGGACGATCAAAGAGGAGCCGGAATACAACCGCGTGGCAACGTACCAGTCCTCGAACGATGACTTCATTGTTGAAGATTACGGCGCCGTGGCCTTTATTGACGGCATCACCTTTGCCGAAGCGCCGGCAGGCGGGCAGTAATCACGCACAGGGCGGGCCCCGGCCCGCCGTTATTCGGGGATAAGGCAATGCTGACACCGGCACAAAAACATTTTCAGAAGGTCATGGCCGAGCGTCATGGCAAAACCGACGAGCAGTCGGATACAGCCCGCACGGCGCATGAGCAGATCATGCACCGGCTGCGCATGGATCAGAGTGCATTAAAGCGAGTGCAGTCTGGCCAGGCGAAAGCGGCGATGAAACGCCAGCTGTTGCCGCATTACGAGGGCTGGATCGAAGGCACGCTCGACGGCGACAGTGGCCGACAGGATGAGGTGATTGTCACCCTGATGGTGTGGGCGATTGATGCCGGTGATTACGCGCTGGCCGCCCGCATTGGTCGCTATGTCGTTACACACGGTCTGCTGATGCCTGATCGGTTCAACCGCACCGCCGCAACCGTTCTGGTCGATGAGATTTGCGATCCGATTCTGGTACAGGTCAAAGCGGACGATGCGACCGACGTCACGCCGTATCTGGCGGTGCTCGATGACGTCGCGGACTTTACCTCTGACAGAGACATGCCAGACGTGGTGCGCGCCAAGCTCTGCAAAGTACGCGCCTTTGCGCTGCGTAACGGCACAACCGAAGAGCAGGGCACCGCTCTGGAGCTGCTGCGCCAGGCGCTGACGCTGGATGCGGGCGCAGGGGTGAAAAAAGAGATCGACCGGCTGGCTCGCGTGGTGAAAAAAGCCGCCGCAGCGGCGGCCGGCACGGATGGTGGCGATAACACCGACAGCACTGGCACGGATGGCGCCGAAGGTAGCGGCGACATGGCCGGAGATACCGCAGCGGACGACGCAGGTGTAGGCGACGCTGAAGCATCGTCAGAACCAGCGGTAGTGGACAGCGTCACAGCGACCAAAACCACCCGCAAAAGCACAACCCGTAAGCCGGCAGTGCGCAAAACAACAGCGAAAAAAGCGCCTGCTGCCAAAAAATAACCGACTTGCGCCCCGTGTGCTGGCGGCGCGGGCGGAGATCTGCAACGCATGGCGTTTTCTTTTCTCCGCTCGCCCACCGCCACCTATTCAGGAGACGACGCGATGAGCCTTGTAGCCGGTCGCACTGTTATCCCCTCTGCGGAGGATGTGCCGGACACTGACGACGGTGGCGAGAAAGTCACCGCCGGGTCGTTCTGGCCGGAAATCGCCCTGAGCGATGTGCGCATGGAAATGCGCATCAATGGCGCGGTGACCACCTCGCGCCTGAAACAGGCTGTGATCGAGGGTGTATCCCACACCCTCGATCAGCTCGCTGACTGGCAGGCAGCCCAGCTCGCAGCAGGTTATACCCAGCTGGCCGACGTCCCGGCGGTCAGGGTTAACAGCGAGAGCGTGAAGGTGCATCGCTATCGCCGCGCGGTATTCAGCATTGCACGTGCGCACATTCTCGGCACTAACCGGGACGTGGACACCACTGGCGATGCTGGCGAAAAACGCGCCGTTGCGCTGGCGTCGCAAGCCGATGATATGTGGCGTGATGCACGCTGGGCGATCTCCGACATTCGCGGCGCTGTGCGCAACACTGCGGAGGCGTTCTGATGAAAGTCAAAGCGTTGCAGGGCGACACGGTAGACCTGTTATGTCAGCGGCACTACGGCACCACGCAGGGCGTGACTGAGGTAGTCCTCGCCGCCAACAAAGCGCTGGCTGGTCAGCTCTTTCTCGACGCCGGCCAGGTGGTGGAGCTGCCGGAAATCAGCAGCACCGCGACACAGGAGACCGTACAGCTATGGACCTGATTAACCGCATCTGGAATGGCGTGACGTACTCATGGTCAACGCTGCTGACCAGCATCGGCGTCATGACGCAAAAGGACTGGCTGGCCGCCATTGGCGTGCTGATTGGTATCGCTGCCGCCGTACTTGGCGAACTGCATCGCCGCCGTATGGCACGTATTCAGGAGACCAACAACACGCTGCTGAACGAACTGATCGACGCCATCCGCGACGACACCGAGAACCGTCAGGACGTAAAAGAACTGATCCGTAGCATTCGGGGGGCGCAGCGATGAAGAAGCGCATTATTGCCTGCTCAACTGCCGCGATCATCTCGCTGGCCGCCACTCTGTGGCCGCAGGCGCTGCGAACCAGCCCGGAAGCACAGCTGAAGATGGCGAAGTACGAGGACTGCCGTAAGACCCCGTACTACTGCCCCGCAGGCGTGCTGACGGTGGGGATCGGCTCCACCTCAAAGGTGGAGACCCGCCAGTATGCCGAGGGCGAGATCGCCGAGCGCTGGGTTAACGATTTGATGCGCGCCGAAAAATGCACCAACCGCCAGTTTAACGGCACCGCTGCCCCACAGAAGGTTTTCGAAAGCATGACTGACGCCAACTTTAACGTGGGCTGCACCGGGCTCGGTTGGTACACCACCAAAGATGGTCAGAAGGTGCGAACCACCCTCTGGCGCCACGCGCAGGCGGGCAACTGGAAGGGCGTCTGCGAACGGCTGACGGACTTTGTGAACTCTGCCGGCAAGCGCTCGCAGGGACTGGTTAACCGCCGGACAGATTTTCAGGCGTGGTGCTTGTCTGACCCTGCGCTGAAGGGGGCGAAATGAAAGCGATAGCCATTCTTGCCATCGTGATGTTTGCCCTGCTGATCGCCGCCGTCAGTGGGTTTGCCTGGCAAAGCCATAAACGCGAACAGGCAGAGCAATCGCTGACCAGTACCAAGGGACAGCTGAAACAGACCGGCGATGTGCTGACCGAGGTCAGGGCGCTACGCCAGGACGTCAATCAGGTTGAGGCCGGGATGAAGAAGCTAAACCAGCAGCGCAACGCAACGGGAGAGCACCGACGTGAAAACATCAAAACCGCACTGGCCGGTAACGGCTGCGCCGTTGATCCTTTGCCTGCTGCTGGCGCTGACAGCCTGTACCGGCGAGCTGAAGAAGTCGCCGCCGCAGATTATTCAGGAGCCCTTGCCCGAAAGCCTGACGGCAAAAACTGACGTCCCGTCACCACCGGCCAGGCCGATGACGTGGGGCGGGCTCGCCATCTGGACAGATTCATTACTTGACGCGCTGGATACCTGTAACGCCGACAAGGCGGGTATTCGTGAACTGGAATTACGACGCATTGCCAGGGGGATAAAGTGAAAAAAGCTGAACTGATGCGCGACGCCCTGACAAGGAACAATACGTGGTGTAAGGCGAACCCGGAGCTGTTCATTGTGTGGGTGGAGAAGGGGCACATCCAGATCGAGGCGACCGGCGAAGCGTCGTTCATGTACCACTACACCATTCAGGTACTGGTGGTGGATTTTCCCGGCCAGATTGATGATCTCATGCTGCCGCTGCTGGCGTGGGCATGGCAGCAGCAGCCAGACCTGCTGCTGAATCCCGATAATAACCGCAAGGTGGAATTTGACGCCGATATCGTCAATGACGACGTCGCCGACATTCTGTTTAAGGTGCCGGTATGGGAGCGCGTCATGGTAACAAACAGCAATGGCGCGCCGAAGGCGGAGCATCTGGCCGAGTCGCGCCCGCGTTTCAACGGCGGCGAGTGGGAAATGGTCTTTGATCCGGAATCCGGAGGCGAGCTGGTATGAGCAATAACGACGCACTCTTCAGCCAGCTTGACGAGGTATTTGCGACCATTCTGTCGGGCATGTCTCCGGCAGGGCGGCAGCGTACCGCGCGCAGCGTCGGCACCATGTTGCGCCGGAGTCAAAGCCAGCGCATCGGCAGACAGGAAGCACCAGACGGGGCGAAGTTCCCGACCCGCCGCCGTCGCGTGCTGCGCTCACAGGCCGGGATCGGTTTTGTCTGGCAGGGTGAAAACCGTCGTCTGCGAAACTGGCGGGCCACTCGCGGCCGTCATGGTCGTATGCTGACCGGATTTGACGAAGAGCGCGGCGCGGTTCGCTCGTTCTACAGAGAAGACATTGAGCGCTATCTCGATATCAACTTTAACGAGACGCGCCGCAATACAACGAAAGCCGATCCGATGTTCCGCCGCCTGCGTACCGCTCGTTTTCTCATAACCAGCGCTACACCTGACGGTGTGGAGGTGGGTTTTTCCGGTGTTGCCGCCCGCATCGCCCGCGTCCATCAGTTCGGCCTGCGCGACAAAGTTAACGACAGCGGCGCAATGACAACCTACCCGCGCCGTGAACTGCTGGGTCTGAGCAAAGCCGATCGCATGGCAATAGCTCGCCAGGTGATCGACTCGCTGGGGGTGCGCTGATGGACTTCGTCGAACTGCTTCGCCTGCTGGAGAACGTCGTACGCACCGGCACAGTAACGGAGGTCGACGAGGACAAATGGCGTGTTCGCGTGCAAAGCGGCGGACTTGAAACCGCGTGGTTACGCTGGAACGCGCAGCGGGCCGGGGCGTTTAAAGTCTGGGTGCCACCATCCATCGGCGAGCAGGTCTGGTTTCTGTGTCTGGGCGGCAACACTGACGTCGCCTTTATCGGCGGCAGTCTGTACAGCGACGACAACCCGGCACCGGGTGCATCGCGTAACGAGATGGTGGTGACGGCGCCAGATGGCGCAGCGTTTCGCTATGACGCGGAGGCGGGCGCATTGCAGGTAAAGGGTATCAAATCGGCAGTGGTTGAGGCGTCAGTCAAAATCACGCTGGATACGCCGGAGGTGGATTGCACCAACCTGTTGCGAGCGAAAAATCTTGATATCGCTGAAGGCGGAGAAATGCGCGGCAACTTCAACCATACCGGCGGCAAGTTCATCTCTAACGGTGTGCAGGTGGATGATCACGGTCATGGCGAGGTTGAGCGCGGTGGTGACTGGACGGTGGGCACAAAATGACAGAACGCTATCGCGGTATGAACGCTGCCAGCACAGGCACCCTGACTGATGAAGATCACGTGTGGCAGTCGGTTAACGACATTCTGCTGACGCCGGTCGGCAGTCGCCTGATGCGCCGTAACTACGGGTCACTGTGTCCCGATCTTATCGACAGCCCGCAAAACGACGTCACCCGCCTGCAACTGATGAGCGCTGCCGTGATAGCGCTGGCAGCCTGGGAGCCGCGGATTGTGCTGGACACGATCAATGTGACTTATTCGAAAACGGGTGCAGTGACCGCCGAGATGTCCGGGATGCTCACTGAAACGATGGAAAAGAGCACCCGCGTGGTGACGTTAAGGGGAAATACCGATGCCGACAATTGACCTGTCGCAGCTGCCATCGCCGACCATTATCGAGGCGCTGGACTTCGAGACCATCCTCGCCGAGGTGAAATCGGTCATGGTGGCGGCATTTCCTGATGATCAACAGTCAGCTGTTGCCGCTGCGCTGGGGCTGGAGTCGGAACCGCTGAACATCATTGCTCAGGCGATGGCATACCGCGAATTGCTGTTGCGCCAGCGCATCAACGAAGGGGCGGCGGCCTGCATGCTGAGCCATTCGACTGGCGACGACCTGGACAATATCGCGGCCAATCTGGACACGGAGCGCCTCACCATCACGGCGGCAACGGATACCACCGACGCGGTAATGGAAAGCGACGAAGCCCTGCGTCTGCGCGCGCAGGCCGCATTTGAGGGGATGAGCGTGGCCGGACCGTCGGCGGCCTACGAGTATTTCGCCCGCAGCGCCAGCGGCAAGGTCGCCGCCGTCCGCGCAACGAGTCCGTCACCGGCAGAGGTAGTGATCGCCATTCTCTCCAGTGATGGTGACGGCACACCCTCAGCCGAACTGATCGCGACGGTGCAGGCAGCGGTCAACGATGAAGACACGCGCCCGCTGGGCGATCGCGTGACGGTACAGGGTGCCGAAATCATTGAATATGCGATTGATGCCACCCTGTACCTGTATCCGGGCCCGGAATCGGAGCCGATCATTAACGCCGCTCTGTCCTCGCTGCAAACCTTCCTGGCGAGTGCTGATAAAAAAATCGGCCGTGACGTGGTGCGCTCCGCCATTTCGGCGGCACTGCATGTGCAGGGAGTGCAGCGCGTGGTGATCAACGCCCCGGCGGATGATCTGCAGATCGATAATACCCAGGTCGCGCGCAATACCGGGTACATCGTGGAAAACGGCGGCACCGATGAGTAACTCTCTTCTGCCGCCGTCTTCCGGGGACTGGCTCCGGCATACCGAGGCGGGCACAGTCAGGCTTTCAGCCATCACCGTCGCGCTGCGTACTCTGTGGACGCCAACGGATTGCCCGGTAGATTTACTGCCCTATCTGGCCTGGGCGCTGTCAGTTGACCGGTGGGACAAGAATTGGTCGGCAGAGCGAAAAATTGCCGCCATCCAAAAATCGTACTGGTTGCACCGGCGTAAGGGTACGCGCGCCGCAGTACGCCGCGTCATTGAAGATATGGGGTTTTCAGCGACATTTGCCGAGTGGTTCGAGGTCGGAGACGCGCCGGGAACCTTCCGGCTTGAAGTGGACATCAATGAGGTCGGGCTGACGCCAAAAACACTGAGCGAACTGAACCGCCTGATCGACGATGCAAAGCCGGTCAGCAGGCATCCGGCGCAGCTCAACATCGCGGCCAAAGTTCGGGGAGATATTTGGGCGGGCTCAACGTTGTGCAGTGGCGACATTATCAGTATTTATCCGGCCGATTATGAGGCTGAAGACAACATTATTTACAACGGCGTGATTTTCCACGACGGTAATTTTAACTACGGGTAACTCCATGACCAGACTGCCAGAATCCTCATTGTGGGAAGACGAGATTGAGCTGATTTCCAGAAGCGAGCGCGTTTCCGGAGGGCTGGACGGCGTGGCAAACAGGCCGCTAAAAAGCCTGGCTAATCGTACGCGTTACCTGAAAGATCAGGCTGACCAGTCCAGTGAGTTAGTCGCCGGGAAAGTCAGCGCCGTAAAGACGTTTGCAGAAGGCGCAACGCTGGAGTCACCCCGCGAAGAGATCCTGTATGGCGTTTACCGCCTGGTCTGGACGGGGGAGTTTCCAAAGACTGTACCAGCAGGCAGCACGCCACAAGATACCGGCGGCACAGGGGCGGGGGGCTGGGCGTACACGTCTGACGCTGCGATCCGCCAGGGGCTGGCTTCAGTGGGTGGCCTCGGTCTTATCGGGCAGGCCACCTATGCGCAGATGCGAAACTTTACCGGGGCGGGCAACTCAATCATGTGCGGCGGAGCCGAAACCCGCCTTGATGGTGCCCAGGGCATTTTCGATCAGGTGCCCGGCGGTGCGGTGATGACCATCCCCGACGACGACTGTGTACATATCCGTGACCCGCTGGGGCGCCTGTGGAAACGACGCTTCGAGGGAAATGAAATTCGTATGGCCTGGGCGCGCGCAAAAAGCCTGAAACAGACTTCCGCACCACAGGATTTTGCCTTTAAAAACTGCCTGAAGGCTGCGGCCTCAATATCAGAGTCTGGCTACCCACAGTCCATCATTAAAGGGCTGGATGTCGGGGTGCTCTATATCGCCGAACGCCACCATATTCGCTGCGGCAACTGGCCGGAATATATGGCCTGGAAACTCCCGAAAGACGGTTCTGGCAACCGTTTTGGTATTGATATGCTGTGCGCTATTGATATGGGCGCTGGCTTCTTTGTTGTGCAGGCCAATAACCCATACTTTGGCATCCGCGTCGACAATACCGGGATAGATTTCAACGTCGATAATTTCACGGATGATGAAATTGCCGCGATGGTCAACGATAACTATATTCTCCGTCTGGAGGCGATGGTTAACGCGCCCGACTTCGATATGCATGCAGGGAATTATCCCGGCACCGTACTCTACAGCACCGGTAAATCAGATTACTCCGCCGTAACCGCGCAATGGCCAGACCTGGTGAAGGTACTGCCTTCTATCCAGAACGTCGGAAAAGCGGCGCTCAATATCAAATCCTGTGGTCGCGACTTCTTCCTTATCAATACCGGCGCCGGGCTGGGGCACTGGGACTCTATATGGTCGCAAAATAACCGTACCTACGGCCTGATATCCAGGTGCTATGACCTCAAAATGACCTTTGAGGATTATGTCCCACACACGGAAACTTCAGGCGGTCTGATTTTCAGCGAGTGCGGCACATTATCCCTGAGCGATATTCTGACAGGGGCCGGAGGGATTGGTCACCTGTGCTTCTGGGACTGCCCGAACGTCACGGTTGGGAAGCACATCTCCATTTGTGGCGCGCCAACTTATGCGCAGTCTAACCCGGATTTATACGCTCTTGAGGTCTGTAACTCGAACCTGTTTATTTCGGGGGTTCACGCGCAGAACTCCGGGCGGTTCATGCGCGCTGGCTTTAACTCCCGTATTACGTTCGCGCATGCAACAGCCTGGTATATCAGTAAGTTCTTCCTCGGCACGAATAACCTCAACCTGCTGAAATACCGTGGACAGCGAGTCAACGTGGTTGGCGATCCGGTGATGCTGTATATCAATGACGGGTTTCTCCAGCAGCTTAATACG